AACTACGAACTGCAGGCGCAGTATTAAACTGGTACAATGAACAGCCGCAAGCGGCCTGGAAGTTGTATCGTTTTTCAGTAATGCCTAGAAACATTACTGGCGCTTATGACGGTAAGGATAAGGACGAAGGTTACCAAAAACTGCAGTCCGAACTTGCGTTAATATCTAGCGACGACTATAACAACTTTGTACTAGGAATTTTTAATGATAAGGACAAAGAGAAAGCGACGCCTGCGCTTAACAAAGTATTCGTAGTTAATGAAGCACCAGTAGGAATGATAGCTGGCTATGGCGTAAGCAATCAGCAGGCACAAATAAACAACGAGATCCTAAATGAGATCCGCGCACTACGCGCAGAAAGGCTGGCAGAAATGGACGACGAGGACGAAGAAGAAGAAGAAGAAAAGCCAGTCACGCCAGGCAGCATACTAGCAGGAATGTTACAACAGCCGCAAGTGCAGCAAATGTTAATAGCTGCGCTAGGTAATTTTGTAGGTAATTTTTCCAGGCCTAGAGTAGCAGCCGTAAGCGGAACGCAGGATATTGAAACAACGCTACAAATTTTATTTAGTAAAGGAGTAACAGCAGACGACCTGGCAAAGCTGGCAGCTATGCCAGAATCACAGATCACAATGCTGTTATCAATGCTACGAAAATGAAAATAACAACCAGGGACGCAATTTACATAGCTGGCGGCCTGCTAGCATTTACAGCAATTAAGCGTATACTTATTGCTGGTGGACTAGCTGCAGGCCCAGGCGCGCAAGCGGCTAGCCAGTTAATTACAGATCCCAACAGTTATTTTAAACCTAGTTACTATAAAAGAGTAGGCGGTAGATTAATAGTGCGCGCCGAGGCAGAAAGGCTGGCAAGACAGATCCATAACGCCTTTGGAATTTTCCAGGACGACTTTAACGCTGTACTAGCAGCATTTAGTAGAGTGCCGAGCAAAGCAGCAGTATCATTTCTAGCAGATGTTTTTCAGCAGATCTATAAAGAGGATCTACTTTCTTTTTTAACAAATGGTGGCGGCCTATTACCCTGGGACGGACTTTCCGATAACCAGCTAAAAACATTAATAGCCTTTACCAATAAACTACCAAACAGATGAAAAAAAATATATTACCAATCCTGCTAGTAGCTGGCGCAGCGCTTGCTTTTATGGCGTTTCGCAGACGTGGCGGCGTTACCGTTACGGCTGATATGCCTATAAAACAAAGTGCAGCGGAGTATGAGGCCGAATACCAGGCAGCGCAAAAGCCTAGTTTAATTGATGTAGGAACTAACCTAATTACTAGTTTGTTTGCAAAAAAGCCAGCACAAGCAAAAGCTGCTAAAACTGCGCAAAGAGTAGCAGTAAAGCGCGCCGTAAAAAGCGGCGTTTCTAAAAAGAAAGCAAAAGCAGTAACGCAGGCACTAGTTAAGCCAGCGTTTATTCGTGGTTTTGATGACAGCGTACTAGTTTAAAATAACTACAATGAAAAAAACGACGTGGATATATTTAGCAGCGGCAGCAGTATTTTACTACTGGCTACTAAAAAAGAAAAAGACAGGGCCTGCAGCGCCTAGCGCTGAAACGGCCGCTAGTACAGCTAGGCAGTTAGTTGCTGAAGCTGTAGATCAAACAACTTTTTTACCTGATGAAACAACTTTTGCAGATCAATATGCAAAAGATAAAAGCGCTTGCAAATGACGTGCAGAAAATACATAACAGAAACAAAAGTTTTTAGCGCTAGTAGCCAAACGGACACTAACGCTAACAGCGTAATTTTTGTAAACCAGGGAACTAGTAACGTAACAGTAGACGGCTTTTTACTTACGCCGAATCAATCCTGGAACATAACAGGAAACGAAAATGAGATTAATGTAAAAGTGTACACATTTAATTTCAGCGGTGCAGGAGTAAATCAGCTAACTGTTATTCTTAAAAGATACGTTTAATGTTTGTCAATTTTAATATATTAAACCAGCTAGGCAGTCCTGCGATCAATAGCAACACGTTTGCTAACCGTCCAGCGGCAGGCCAAACTGGTAGGCTGTTTGTTTCTACAGATACTTTTGAAATCTATAGAGATAACGGCACAAGCTGGGATCTAATCGGCGGCCCAGGCACTAGCACTATTACTGGTACTGGTACAGCTACGCAAGTGGCGTATTTTACCAGCAGCCAGGCGATAGGATCTAGCGCCAATTTATTTTGGGATAATACAAATGGTTTTTTAGGCGTAGCTACAGCAGTACCTACAGCCAGGATTGAGGCAGTAAAGACAGACGGTTACGGTATTTATGCTAATTACACTACTGTAGCTGGTAGCGGATCTAGTGCGTCAGCTATTTACGCAATTAATACTACTGCTAGCAGCGGCTACGCAGCAGTAATTGAAGAAAGGACAGGAAATACTACTGGCGGTCAGTATCCGCTATTAGTTAAGCATAGCCTATCTAGTGGAACAGCGGCAGTAGGTAATGGAACAGGCTTGCAATTTCAGTTACAAGACGACGCAGGAACATTTAAAACGACGCAGCTAACTATTGAAACAATAGACGCAGCAGCGGCGACATATTCAACTAGATACCGTTTTAATGTTCAAAGTAACGGATCTAGTACGCCAATGGCATATTTGAACGCTACTGGACTAGGTATAAAAACAGCTACGCCGTTAGGACTTATTCACGCTGACGGCGGCGCTAGTGCAGCTAGGATAATACTAGACGCGGATAGCGGAGTAGCAAAAATTTTTAGTTTTAGAACAGACGCTTTGCCCAGGTGGGCATTTCGCGTGGACGGTGCAGAAACAGGATCAAACGCAGGCGCTGACTTTGCGCTACGCAGCTATGATGATACAGGCGCTTTATTAATTAGTCCACTATCTGTAATTAGGGCAAACGGTAAAGCTAGCTGGCAAGCGACAGAAACGTATAGTACAGGACTAGCACGCGCAAATTATTTTGACTATAATTTATCTGTAGCAGCTGGCGCTAGTTTTTCTAGTCCTAACGCAATTACGGCGCTAGGTGCAAGCCTAGATTTAACGCTAGCTGGTAACGCTACAATCCCTAGCGGTTCGCGTAGCGGACTAGACGCATACAATACGATTAACTTTACTGGCACAGGCACACTAACGCAAAGCCAGGGAACGCAAATTCGCGCATATAGTAATTTAACAGCAGGCTGGTCATTTAGTGGCGCTGCTGCTGGTACAATTACGCACCTAGCAGGCCTGCGCGTACTGTTTCCAGACGCTGGTAGTGCAGGACTTACTATTACTAATAATTACGGACTATTAATTAATGATCAATCGCCTAATACTGGAGTAATAACCTATACAAATAGGTGGGGAATATACCAGGAAGGTGGTAGCGATCTAAACTACTTTGCGGCAAATGTTTTAATAGGATCTACTGTTAATAATGGCGATAAATTACAGGTTAATGGCGCAGTAAGTTTAAGCGGTAATTTAACTGTTGATACAAATGTTTTATTTGTTGATAGTTCTAATAATCGTGTTGGTATTGGTACTACTACACTAACAAATAAATTGACTACAATAGATAGTCAAACAGGAACGCAAGTAACTACTAATCCAGTCGGAAAATTTGTAAATACTGGTAATGTTTTTTCTAAATTTATATTAGGTAGCGATAATGCAAATTACGACGCTGTTGTTTCAATGGATAATGACGCTACGCTTGCTAATACTAAATTAAGATTTTATATTGGTAATGGTACTGGATCAACCGCTGGACACTCTAACGATCAATTTGTAATAACTGGAAATAATAATATCGGTATTGGTACAGCAACGCCAGCACAGTTATTACATTTAGCTACACAGTTATCTACAGGTAGCGGAGTTGGTACAGCAATACAAATAGAAAGCGGTGGCGCTGGTGGAGATCAAGGCTGGATCGGTGTAAACAAAGGAACTGGAAACGGTTTAGAAATATCAGTAGAGAATAGAGATATAATTTTCAATACTGGTGCTACTACGCCATTTGGTGGTACAGAAAGAGCAAGAATATCTAATACAGGAAATTTCCTAGTAGGAACTCAATCTAATACTAGTAGGCTAATTGTAGTTGGTGGAAATTCAAATACAGGTTTTGAGGTAGATAATGGAGTAGGCTATACTTATTTACAGTCTTATGATAGAGTAGCAGCTACTCACAGAGATATGTATTTTTATACAACTGGACCAGCTACAATGGTGCTAAAAAATAGCGGAAATTTACTAATCGGCACTACAACAGACGCGGGGCAAAAATTGCAGGTTAGTGGGAATGCGTTATTTAGTAGCAGCGATACTACTATGATTGCAATAAAAAGCACAAATAGTAGCGGATATACAGCATTACAAATAGAGGACGGATCTGCAGTTAGGGCATTATTTGGATATGGAAATTATTTAACCACTGATGGTGGTATAGCTATGCGTTTAGGTAGTTCAATACCTTTTACATTTTCTCAAGGTTCAGCTGTACCTGTATGGACTTTAACCAGTAGTGGAAATATAGAACAAACAGGCTCAATTAAAACAGCAGCGCCAACAAGTGGCACAGCAGCAGCGTGGAAACTAGGCAGCCGCGTAGCCGCAACGGTAGTGGTTAATACGACTGAATATATTGAGGTAGATATAGGCGGCACTCTTTACAAATTAGCAACAGTAACATAAAAAATAAAATAATGGGATATTTAATTCAGCCAGTACAGATCTGGCAAAACGGACAAAGCGAAACTGGCAATTATATTGACGCTAGTATAGTGAACGACAACCTTTCGGATTATGCGCAGTTTTACTGGAATATCAGTAAAGTAACAACTGACAGCGAGGGAAATGAAACAAAGCAAAGTTTAACCCAGGGAAATACTACGATCAGCGGCCAGGCTTATGCTGACTGGGGTGCTGCTAGCGACGTTAATTTAGCCGCTTATGAGTACATTTGCGAGCAACTTAATTTAACCTTAATACCTTAAACAATGGCAAACGTACAGGAACTAAAAGCGCAGGCTTACGATCTAATAGCAAACATTGAATTTTTCCAATTAAAACTGCGTGAAGTGAACGCACAAATTGCAGAACAAAGCAAGCAAGAAAATGGACAGCCAGGTAATAGCGATAGTAGTAACTAGTATTTTTTCAGCTGGTGCTAGCTGGGCCGTACTTAATCAGCGCGTTAAAGCGTTAGAGGAAAAGCAGCGCGCCAATGACGACCACGATCAGCGACTAACCAGGCTTGAAACCAAGCTGGATATTTTGCTAGAGCATTTAATTAAAGATTAATGAAAACCCAGTTAATTAGGCTAGCTGACGTGGCTTTTATAGGGCCGTTTATGCTCTACGCTGCTATGCGTCCTAAATTAACAGATAGCGAAAAAATGATACTAGCAGGCCTGGGAATAGCAACAATACTATATAACGGAATAAACTATTTAAAATATGAAAGTAAAAAAACCGCGTAACTGGAAAACTACGTTTTTCGGTCTAGCCAGCATTTTTAGCGGCGTCGCATTGATCCTAAAAGGACAAATGATTGAGGGCATTACAGCCATAACAACTGGACTAGGCCTGGGAGTAGCGAAGGACTACGATAAAACAGGGTTGTAATGAATGAAAGGCTACAGGAACTATATTATTGCCCTAGCTATTGTAGGCCTTATTCTAATTACTAGTAAAGTGTCAGCTGCAAAGATTATAGCAAAGTTTGAGGGGTTGCGACTGCGCGCCTATAAAGACAGCGGCGGCCTATGGACTATTGGCTACGGAAACACTATTAATCCCGAAACAGGACTACCAATTAAGCAGGGCGACGTAATTACAAAAGCAAAAGCGCTGGAGTGGCTAAAGATCACTACAGCAAACGTGCAGGGCCGCGTAAAAGCATTATTAAAACGTCCAGTAACAGAAAATCAACTAGCAGCGCTAACTAGCCTGGCTTACAATATAGGACTAGGCGCATTTGGTAGATCTACACTACTGCGCAAACTTAATGCAGGGGAAAATACTAGTAATGTAGCAGCGGAGTTTTTACGCTGGAATAAAGTTGCAGGAAAAGAAGTGCCAGGACTAACAAATAGGCGAAAATTAGAAGCCGAGTTATATTTGTCATAAGTTACTAATTTATAGCATTTTATTTAATCTAGCCAGTCACAGCTAGATTTTTTTTTGTTTATATGCAAAAAGTTACTATAAATTTGAATCGACAAACGATAACTTACTAACCAAAATTCAAAACTATGGCTACTACAGCTATTGACCTGGCAGCATACAAACAAATGCTACAGGGAAAAATCAACACACTACAATTTTTAGGTAAAAATTTGGACGGATCAAAAGTGACTATAGAGGTTACTTTTGATTGCGGCAGTAAAGCGCTTATAGAGCAGCGCCTAGTGCCGTTTAACCTTGCTATGGAACTGCGCGTACTTATAGACGACAGTATTGACTATTATCAGCGCCAGCTTACTAACAGTCAATTTTTACCCAATGACATTACGAGATAAGCTAAAATTTATTTTAACATTTGCCTGGACTGGTCTAGTATGCTTAATTGTACTAGCACTAGTAGAGATAGGCTATGCAATTATTTTTTTAATCAAAACTTACAAACTATGCAAAATGTACATTACGACGCGCCTGCGTTTCCGCCGCAAGTAGCACAGGACAATTTAGGCCGACTAGTAGCGCCGATCCCTGGACTATCTAAATTAGAGTATTTTAGCCTGCAACTTTTGCCGCATTACCTAGAGTTAGCCAGTACAAAAAAACTATCTAAAAATGGCGATATGCTAACGCCAGCGCAGGCTGCTATCATTATGGCCCAGGAACTTTTGGACGAATTAAAAAAACTTAATACCAATGAAAAAGATACTTTACAAATTATTGAATAGTCCTAAATTTTGGCTATTCGTTATTTTAGCTTTTATGCTATGGCTTTCTAGTTACTGGAATTACTAAAAATGACAAACGAACTACCGAACTTAACTGACTTACTACAGGCCAGGAAATATAACCCTGCGCAGCGGCCTGCAAGCCAGCAGCCTATTTTTACTATTCAAAGTAAGGTAGTCGCAACCCTTCAGTCGTACATTATTTTTAGCGGACTTCCTAAAGCTGGTAAGAGTAGTTTTGTTAGTGCAGCTGCAGCGTCAGCGCTTATACCGCCATACCAGGGAATTTGGGGAATGAAACTGCAGCTACCTACAGACAGGCCTAGGATCGGCTACTTTGATACTGAAATGTCGGACTTTGACTTTTACAGACAAATTGATAAGATCCTGGCGCTAGCTGATAAGCGCAGCCTGCCTAGTACATTTGACGCATTTTCTTTGCGTGAGGATATGCCAGGACGTATTCGCGCTATGATTGAGCAGTACCTAATAGACAATAAGGATTGCGCCTGTATTATTGTAGACGGCCTGCTAGATCTATGTTTAAACTACAATAGCGAAGAAGAAACGCGCAGGCTTACTAACTGGTTTAAGCGAATCACAAAACAGTATAACGTCTTAATGATTGGCGTGCTGCACCTAGGTAAAGGCCAGGGCGAAACGCTAGGTCATTTAGGATCTAATACTGACCGCTGGGCGCAAAGTACAATGATTGTTGAAAAAAATAAAGACGCAGGACAGTTCGTACTAAAGCCAAAATACTTGCGCAGTAGCGATGACTTTGATCCAGTTGCTATAATGAATTTTAACGGCAACTGGCAGCAAGTTCCGTACATACAGCAGGAAACTATCACACTACCTAAAAAACAAAAAAAATCTTAAACCTGGGAACAGGGGAAACTGAACACAAAAAATATGGAAACAAAAAACAACAGCGGCAGCCTTTACAAAAATCAGCAAAAGGCTAAAGAGTTTTCGCCAGATTACAGCGGCAAAGCAGTCGTAGCAGACAAAGAGTACAAAATTGCAGGCTGGATCAACAAGAGTAAAGCAGGCGGCAATTATTTGCGGATCTTATTTACTGAAATTGTATCTAAACCCCAGGAAGGGCCAGGCAGCGAGCAGCAGCGCCTAGAAATGGGAACAGGAGTAAAGGACGGAAATATAGATAGCATAATGATTGATGATCTACCGTTCTAAAACAAAAGCAGCCAGGAGTAAACTCGACTGGCTGCGGACAAACGACTACGGAACTAACCGCAAGTCACCTGTATTCACAGTAAAAATACTAAATAATGGCAAAAGAATTAAAAACTGCGATAATTTTTTTTAAGCCTGGAACTAAAAGACCTAGAAAGTACAGAAACATCAGCAGCGCGTTAAGATTTGCCGAATTTGCCCTAAAAGCTGGCGCGTGGTATATTAACTGGTACGACAAAGAAAGCGGCAAATTTGAGCGCCGTAGCTGGCTTATACACGACTTTGAGAAATAAACGCTAAATTCGTACTTTCATAGGCAGTATTGGTTTAATTGCAAGCAAGATTGACGGCCCTGGTTTCTACTAGGGCCTATTTTTTTGCCTATACTTTAGTAACTCTACTTTTTTAAATAAAGGTCAATACAGGTAACATAAAAATTGTGGATATTTTTTAGGGTAAAATAAATTATTTATTCACATTTTTTCTGTAACTTCGATTTATCTATGCTAGGCCCGATAAAGGCCTGCATATATAAATCGAAAAGTGGTTATTAACATTGAAAAATTACGTTTTTGATTGGTAAAATTTGGAAAAGTGCGCGAGGTTTTTTATTTTCGGAACTAGACAAACGACAGGATCAAAAAAGCCGCTAGCAATAGCACAATGCGAAATATCTTTTGGGTAGTTGGTGGCGTAGCCGCGATATACTTACTTTCCAAACT